AGTTTAGTCAACTCTATCTTAACCATTTAATGGATGACAAGATGACTGTTAGTTTTAACGAATAGATTTTTGATATATTGATGGTGAGTAAAAACAATCATCTTAATTGATGGTTGGCATCTCTTCACTCATCATCAATAATCAGGAATTTATCCTGAGTTAGGCGGACATAAGTCCTAACCCTAATAAATTAAAGTAAAAAAATGTTTGATGAAAACAAAACTGCCCCTGATGTTGATAAGACATTAGATAACGCAGACACAGGCACTCCACTAGGAGATAACCTTGAATCGGAAGAGGGAGACCCATTATTAGACGAATACAATGGTGGTTCTGACATCGACCCTGATTTCGAGCTAGATGAGGACGACGATGAGAGCGATGATGAAGGAGACGATGACGATGATAATAAGGATTGGAAAAAAGAAGCCAAGACTTTGAAAAAGCGTTATGGTAATTCTACAAAGGAAGCACAACGACTTGTTCGAAAGACTAAAGTCCTTGAAAAACATGCTAAAGATGTAGCTCCTATTATCAAAGCAATCAAAGATAATCCTAGTTTAGCAAAGGAAATTGGCAAGGTTCTGAATACTAAGCCAACAACCGAGACTACTGAGGGTATCTCAGACGAACGAATTGATAAAATCGAAGCAGAACTTAATGCTCAAAAACGAGAAGGGTTTAAATCCTTTGAGAACAGCCACTCTGATGTAAAGTTTACTGCACCTATTAGAGCCAAGATTGGTAGATATGCCAAAATCTATTTAGATGAAGGTATGAGCCAAGCAGAAGCACTAGAGGAAGCATTAAAGGACACTAAGAGGAGACTAGGTATTAAGGGAAGTAAAGATTCTATTCAAGACGATCAGCGAGGGGTATCAGTAGGTAGTAATAATGCTGGTCAGACAGCCGGTGTAACCCAAGAGAAAGGTTCAGTTTCTGATAGAGAGTTGCAAGAAACTTTCAATAAAGCTGGTAAACCTCATCTCGGACCACTAGGAAAGAAGTCCAACAAAAAATAATCCACTCAACTTAAAATCTGATATGCTTATATACAGAAAAGCTAAAGGTGATCAAGACATCGCATTATTAGAGTATGAATTAGCTGCTGATGTAGCTGCTGAAAGACATACTGCCTATACTGACAATGGTGTTGGTTACTTAGTACCAGCTAACATTCCTGCAACTTTAACTGGAAGGCAAATATTAATTGCTCAAGAAGATAAAGAAGAAGAAAAAACAGCTGGACAAAAGGCATTATTCTTTGACGCTAATGACTACGAGTTCGAAGCTGATACTAATGCTGATACTGCTGTAACTCAAAGATTCCATAGATATAATCTTTCTGACGAAAGAACTATTGATATTGCATCTGGTGAAGATACAGATGGTGCTGCTATGGTAAAAGAAATTATAGGGGCTGCCTCAGACCGAAAAGTAAGAGTGGTAATCAATTCATACGAAACAAACTAGACTATGTTATCCATAAATAATTTTAAAGACCTTACTAAGGTTGATAATCTTTTACGAGAATGTTGGAGTGAAGCTGAAACTTATGCTTTAGACAACAGCGTTTTTGGAGATGTTTATAGTGTTGGTACTGATGATAAAGAAATTACTACTGATAGTGGTATTTCAGGTGTAGAAAAAATCGAGGAAATCGCAGAAGGCGCTCAATTCCCTGATCTAAACTCATCTGAGCTTTATAATGTCCAATACGAACAAAAGAACAATGGTGGAATGATCAGAGTTACTGATAGAATGATGCGTTTTGAGCAATATGGTAAAATGGCTTCATTGCCATCTGACCTTATTAAGAAAACTTATAAGAAATTACAGTTAGATTTAGCTGATGTTCTTATTAATGGGTTTTCTGCTGCTGCTTATAATCGCCGTTCTGATGGTAAAACTATTACACCTAATTCTCCTGATGGAGTTGCTATGTTTAACATAGCACATCCTTGCGCAAATTCAGCTGGCGATACTTACAATAATATCATCACCGATGGTACGACTGTAAATATGGACTTAGATGAAGATTCTTTGAATGCCGTTGAAGAATATATGGCACCAAGAATGCTTGATCATTCTGGTACTCTTGAAGTACCTGAATTTAAGTATTTAATCGTTCCACGAAGACTAACTTCAACAGCTAGAATTCTCTTGAAATCTACAGGGCGTGTTTCTGCTACATTTAGTTCTGGCGTTTACAATCCAGTTGAAGATCAATACAAATTGATCGTCTGGGACTGGTTAGACAATGTAACCTATCCTAATTGCTGGTTCGTACTTGACCCTTCATTAAATCCTTTGAATTTAATCTGGGCTAAGAAACCTGAGCTAGATCCACAGTATGTTGATTATCACACTAAGAACTTAGAATATACCTCATTCTCATACTATGCGTATGGCGATGGTGGTATGACTAAGATCGGCTTAGTAGGTTCTAAAGGTACAAATGTTGCCTAAATACTTGAGATTTTATTCTTGATACTAGTCAATAAAAGGCTTTCAAGAATAAGCTCAATGATAATCCTTAAATCTTTTGGGTAGTCAGGTCAGACTCAAACTACCCAAAATGGTCTGACTTTAAGGAAAGTTATTTAAAAAATTAAGAATATAAAAAAATGGTTTCTGCGATAATACCTATTTATAAAAACTTTGAGTACACAAAATCACTTGTACAGTATTTGTATAAACGAGTTGATGAAATAGTTGTTGTTAATAATAATCCCATTAAGGAAGAGAATGCGTGGCTTAAAAAGTACGAAGTTGTAATAGTAAACAACAAGACTAATGTTGGTGTAACTAAGGCTTGGAATCAAGGGATTGATAAAGCTAAAGGAGATTATTATTTAATCTTGAATAATGATTTAGAATTTGATGGTGATATAATCAATAATTTCTTACGAGGTATGGAACAAGGAATTGGTTGTGTATGTCCATTATTCACTTGTGGTACTGATAGGGAAAGTGTTTATAAACAGAAATTCACCGGCTTTGCCTTTATGGTAAATAAAGAAGTTGTCAAAAAGATTGGCAAGTTTGATGAATCAATGGAGATTTGGTATTCAGATTGGGATTTCTTTTACAAGATGAAACGAGCCAAGATTGGAGTTAATATTATTCCTGATGTAGTTGTTCATCATTTTGAATCACAGACATTAAGTAAAATTAGTGGTAAGAAATTAAACAAACAACTTAAAATTGATAAAGCTAAGTTTTTAGATAAATGGGGGTTTTTACCTGATTCAGACGAATTACTAGCTATTTGCATACCTACAGCAACACAGGACTTGCCCTTAGAGTTCGTACAGAGCCTGCTAGCGCTTAAAAAGCCTAATAAGTGTGTAACCCTATTCATAAGCGATTGTATTACTGATATGGCTCGTAATTTGCTAGTTGAAAAAGCCTTGAAATTGAAAGCCACAGAGATATTATTCATTGACGCTGATATGGTATTTGATCCTGATTTATATTACAGGCTTAATGCTCATAACAAAGATATAGTGTCTGGGTTTGCTTATAATGTAAAACACGAATCATGTGTATTTAAAAAAGTTGGTGATAAGAATATTGCATTAAAACCAAAACAAGGTTTAAAAAAGATAGACTATACTGGACTTGCCTCAACATTAATAAAGACAGATGTGTTTAAGCTTTTACAAAAACCATACTTTTATATGACAAAAGGTATTTACGAAGATAGTAATTTTTATAACGATTTAAAAGATAAGTTTGAAGTTTATTGCGATACCGACCTAGTTGTAGGTCATCTCGCAGAAAGAAAAATAATTAAATAAAAAAATAATATGTTTTCACAACGAAGTTTAATGGCAGTAACTCATTTGAGAGATGCCGAACAATTAACATTAGTGGCAAATGTTAGACAAGAGATAACTGGTCATAGTGATGTTTGTCCAAGAACAAAAGTATTAGAAATCGTAAAACAATTAGCAGACCAAGCTGATATTTATATCGGTATGGTTACAGTTTTAGCTGATGGTAGTGAGGGTGGTTCACTTTTAATTGATAGAGGTGATAGCCAAGTTTTATCACTTGATAAATCAAGATATACAAGTATATATATTATCTCATCTGAAAATACTACTGTTTCTGTTAATAGGTGGGTTTAATAATTAAAATATAAAAATATGAAAAATATAGTTGGTGGAAAAAAAAGCGGAAGTAAGTGGACTGACGATGGTACAGATTTAACCCCAAATGGAGCAAGGGGAATAGGTACTGGACATGGATTAACTGAAACTGGTGGGGGAGAAACAGATTGGCATATTAGTTTAACTTATTTAACTATAGATGGAATTGATTACGCTGACGGTATGTATTTTGCTCCTGGTAGATTTTCTCCAATACAAGAGATAACAGCAACTGATCAAATTGTAACAGGTGCATTACTTGGAACAGATAGTTATGACTGGGCTACTGCAACTATTACAGGTGGAGCTTATGACGGAGAAAAAATAACTGTTGTCCATAATCAAGTTAGTTTTATAAATAGTGCTGAATTGGTAACTTATTTGAAAGCACAACTTGGTGCAACATCAGTTATGGTAAGTAATTTTTATAGAAGTGCTAATATAGGTGCAAATGGTGCTACAAGTAATTATACTTGGAGTTTGCCTGGTGGTAGTTCTTATGCCACTGGCTCTGATCCTGCTTCTAGTGGGTTTCTTGAATATGGAACTGTTGGAATTTTATCGCTTGGAGATGATGAAGTTTATCTCATAAATGATTTAACAACTAATGGAGTTTTAACTGATTTAGATGATGATGAAGAATTTTCTTTACCTCCAGGAATTGTAGGAGATGGTCATATTCTAGCTGGTGATAATGAACAAAGTAGTCCATTTACATTTACATCTACTGGTGTGGTTACTTTAGGAGCTGACGCAACTGCTAATGTTGCCACTACTGATACTGATGGAAATTTATGTATTCATACTGTTGCTGGAATAATGTATGTCAAAAATAGACTTGGTGGTACTAGAACTATTGGATTAATACTTCATTATGGTTCTTAATAAAAAATAATAAAAATATATGTTATTACCTTATACAGATTTAAAAGCAAGAGCAGAAGATATGTTAGATGGGGAAACTTTGTCTGATGGATCATTTATTCCAATGGTTAATTTTGCTCAAAAGAGAGTTGAAGAAGAAGCAGATTGGTGGTTTACAGAAAAGAGATATACTGGTGCTATTGTTGGCGATCAAGCTGAATACGATTATCCAACTGGAACTGATAAGAATGGACTTACTTACGATGATGTAGATAAGTTTCTTGAAGTTGCAACTAGAGAAACAGCAACAACTGCCAAATTAATATATGACTTTGCAGATTACAGGAATGAGAGTATTTACTATTCAGGTTATAAATATTTATTAAGGAGTAGTGAGATTATTCTAAAACCAATACCAGATACAGCTATGACAGGTTGGGAATTTTTAGTTGATTATATTAGAGTTTTACCTGATTTTGTTCCTGATTATACTACTGGAACAATCACAGTTACTAATGGTTCTGTTGATATAGTTGGAGTTGGTCCAGCGTGGCATTCAGGAATGGAAAATTCATATATGCAGATTGGCACAGATACTACTTGGTATAAAATTGCCACAGTTACTGATACTTTAAATATAATATTAGAACAGACTTATAAAGGATTAACCGCAGCTGGAACTACTTATATACTTAGTTGTGCATCAGAAATACCTGAAAGATACCACGAGGCTATTTTACAGGGTGCTTGTGCTATTTATAAAGAAAGTCAATCTGAATACCAAGAAGCTATACCTTATTGGAATAACTTTGTTGAACGAATAAGATTGATGAGAAAAGATCAATCCAATAGAGTAGTAGGCCAACAGCGTAGAATAAAACCAAGATTAAGAAGATTTATAGTTTAATATGCAAAAGAGAGAAGTATTACCAACTGTACCAAAACAATTTGAGCGACTTGGCTGGGATGGTGGTTTTAATTCTAACGATGATTCAACTAAGATATTACAAAATCAGATAACTGGTGATTCACAGAATATAATGTTAGAGAATAATCTATTAAAAAAGGTTACAGGATATACGCAAGAAGGCGTAATATTCCCAGCTGGTGGAACTGCAATTAATGGACTAGATAAGTATTATTCAGAAACAGGTAATAGATATTTAATGACTGTTTCAGGAGTACAAACATATTATGATATTGGTGCTGGTCATGTTGCCACAGGTGGTGTCTTATCTGGTGAATACAGAATTACATCAGTAACAATGAATAATCTTTGGATTTTGTGTAATGGAAATGATGTGGCTAGGAAATTTGAGCATGGAGTTGGTACAGGTAATTTAGGAGGAGCGCCACCAGTAGCTTATTTAGTAGAAAAGTTTGAAGATAGATGTGTAATGGCTAGAACAGATGCTAACCCTAAAAGGTTTTGGTTCTCTAGTCTTAATGATCCTGAAACTTGGGTTGTTGGTGCTGATTATTTTGATGTAGATGAAGATATAATTGCAATTTGTCCAACTATAAACTGGTTTGTTATATTTGCTAAAAATTCATTTTACGCTTGGAATGGTGAAGTAGATGGTACAACAGCTCAAATAGTAGATCATAAACAAAATGTTGGTTGTGTCGGACCAAATGCGTGTGTTAGCACGAATTATGGAATTGTTTTTGTAGATGAAGATAATGTTTATTTAACTGATGGCATGGAAGCATTACCTATTGGTGAGAACATCAAAGATATTATTTCAGGAATTGCCTTAAAATCAAATATAGTTGTTAAGTACAAGGATAATCTTGTTTATATATTTTATACACCAAGTGGCGGTGCTGCTAATAGTGAAATGCTAGTTGGTGAGTTAAATGTAAAAACAAGTAATGTAAGTATTAGATGGTGGCCACCTATTGAATATCCTGGTAATGTTGCTACATTTTTTTCATATAGTTTTAATGATGATGAGGAATTATACTTTGGAAAACCTGATGTAGTTGAAATATACAAAGGCTTTGATGGACATGATTTTGATGGAGCAGATATTGATGGTATTGCTGATTTTAAATTATCTGATGTTGATAATGCTCAATTCAAGAAAAGAGAGAAAAAGATATTTATAGCAGCAGCAGCGGCTTATGTTCCGATTGCATATAATTTACAAGTTGGAATAACTTTTGATGGTGATACTGAATTTACTTATGAAGATGTTGTACTTGATCCATCAGTTTGGTATTTTGATTCTGGACTATTTTTTGACGCCGGACTTTTTTTTGACGCTGGATCACTCATCTTGGGTAAATATATAAGAACAAGAGGTAAATACAGATGGACACAAATTAGAATAAGAAATGAAAATAAAGATGAACCATTTACAATATACAACCTGGGAAGAGTATATAGGCCAGTGCCTCGTTTTAAGTAATTAATTTAAAAATATATGGGATTATATAATAGAACGAATTTTGCAGTAGGAGCAGCAGCTAATACCGCGCCATTCAATACAGAATACACAAAAATTGCCAACGCAGTTAATAGTCTTGATAATGCGAATATTGGAACAGCATTAACTGGTGCAGTTTTGAATTTAACCGCTCCTGGTGCGATTGGTGGAGTTACACCGAGTACGGGTGCTTTTACAACTTTAACTGCCACATCAGCCATCATAACCACCATAACTGGTAATGGTGCATTATTAACTAATTTAACTGCTGCAAATCTTGTTGGTGCTTTACCAGCAATTAGTGGTGCTTTATTGACTAATCTAAATGCTGATAACTTAGCAGGTGGGACAGTCCCAGATGCTAGATTCCCCGCTACACTCCCTGCTGTAAGTGGAGTTAATTTGACAGCTTTAAATGCCACACAATTAACTTCAGGAATAGTTCCTTTAGCAAGATTAAGTGGAATAACAAATACTCAAATAGCTGCTGGTGCTGCGATTGCTTCAAGTAAACTTGATTTAACTGTTATACACCAACAAGTTATAATTGATACTGATTCTGGAAGTGAATCATTTTATGTAAGTAGGCTTGGAAGTACAACTCAAACAGCTAAAATGTATGTTACTGATAATGATTTTATTATTGAATCAATACAAGATGAAGTTGGAAATGGTGGATTTATATTTATAGGTAATAGTGATGGAAGTGGTGCTATTAAAGACGCAGCTGTAATGGACGCAAAATTTTATAATTGTTCTGTTTATTCTTACAATAATGCTTTAGATAAATCTATTAGAATATCAGCTGACGCTAGTTATGCTTATCTATATACAGATACAGCACCAATGATAATCAGGAATGGTTTATCTAATGCTGACATATATTTTCAAATTAATGATGGCGGAGTTAGCAATAGAACATTGATTCAATTAGACGCTTCAACATCTGAAGTTTTATTTAAAAGAGATGCTGGTATAAAAATTGGTGCTGGGGCTGATGGCTATTTATATATTGGTTCAAATAATTTATATATTGCAAACCAAACTTCTAATGAAAATATAATTTTTAGAATAAACGATGGTGGAGTTAATAAAGATGTTGCCTTTATCGACGGAGCTTCTGCTACTTTTAATATTAAAAATGGTTATGAATTTAGATGTTTAAGTGCTGGTAATGATAAAACTCTTTATTTTAAACACAATGATACTAATGGGATAATTGGAACAACATCTGGTTCTTTAATTTTAGACCCACAATCTGACCAAGTTTTACCAATTAGTAATGGTGGCGTTGATATTGGAAGTTCAACAGTTAGATTTGATGATGGTTACTTTAATAAACTTCATTATTTAACTTCTTTAGCTAATAACGATTTATCTTTTACTGAAACTTGGTGTGCTGTTTGTGGTAAAGAATTTAAAGACAACGATACTATTGTTATGAAAGTAAAGAATATTGAAGCAGTTAAAAAAGAAAAAGGAAACTATTATGGCAAGATGATGAATACCTTACCAGTTCATCAAGAATGTCAAAATAATAAAATACAATTTATCAATGAAACTTTAGAAAATGGAGAACATACAGGTAAGAAAATTAAACTAAATTATGGAAAATAATATTAAATTACACGAGAGATTAGCCACCCTTGAAACACAGATGAAGTCTATGCTAGAAAATCATTTGCCTCATATTGAAGAAAGAATCAAAAGTCTTAGCACAAAGTTCTGGGCATTGATTATATTATTAGTAACTAATTTAGCATCAGTAATAGTATTATTATTGAAAAATGTTATTTAAAAAGTAATTTAGTTATATGGGATTATTCAGCGAGAAACCTTTACCCCTACCTGGAAAGAAACCGCTTAATAGAACCAAAGAAAGATTTGACAAAGAGAAGAAAAAACATCATAGGTTTATGGTAAAGTGGATTGTTGAATCCTTTTATGCCATACACCTACTGTTATTGCTAAAAATCGCCCTGTTCTTGGCGTTTATATGGCTTGTGTGCCACTTTATACCTAAATAGACTAAAAATAACTAAAACAACGCTATGTTTCCTTTAAGAGAAAAAATTACTACTGGATATTCATTCCTAGAACCAACTTTCTATAATAATGGACACTTAGGACAAGATTATAGATGTAGCTATGCTGAATTGGTAGCACCATTTGAAGGAGAGATAATCAAAAGTTTGGTTGGCATACAAGGCGGATTAACACAATGGTTCAGACCTAAAAGCAGAGAAGAAGTTATCAGATTTTTACACCTTAATGAATTTAAAAAAACAGGCAAAGTATTTGAAAGAGATTTGATAGCAATTACTGGTAACTCTGGTTCAGCAACTAGGGGAGAACATTTACACATAGACATAGCTCGTTCAGAACAATTACTAATAGACTTTTTAAAAGGTAAAATAAAAAACCCTAAAAAAGTATTTATAGACCCAGAGAAATACGATTGGGATTTAAACATTAACGATATAATTATGGAATTTGCAAAAGCTGACAAAAGAATTTGCCAAGTAAAAGATGGCTCAATCTATGTTAAGGATAATAAGATTACTAAATATTATATTATCAATGATAGTAATTCAACTGATATTGAAAGATTATTGCTTTCACTTCATAAAGGAGAGAATAGATTTTACGATATTAAAGAGTTTGAAGGATTAGAAAGAGTATATAAATTAAAAGAAGTTTTATAATTAAAATAAATTTATGAAGTTTTTAAAAGGATTTTTAAAATTAATCAATGGTCGTAAAACAACTATTGCAACAATTTTAGGCGCAGTATTAGTATTCTTACTAGGTAGAGAAATTATTGCGTCAGATGTAGCTGAGTTAATTTCAGGTATATTAGTAGTGTTAGGTTTAGGAGTTAATTATACAAATTATAGATTAGACAAACCTATAAAAGAAGTAGAAGAAGCTAAAAAATAATAAATAGGTTAAGTGGCAAATGATAAATTCTTTAAACCTAATAATAAAATAACCCCTAGTTCATTTAGTGAACAAAGGAAAGTTTTAAATTCCGTTCATCAAGGATTTAGAGGCCACGAATTTGATAAATATATTGAAGGATTAGTTCCAACTGGTGTTGATATAAACTGGTTGGAATCTGTCCTTGATTTTTCAATACAAGCAGCTGGTATTCAGGTGGTTGGAAATAGATATATTGCTTCTGCGGCTGGAGTAGATTGGGTAAAGGATAGAATTTACGAATGGAATGGTCTTGCATGGGATGAAACCATACCAAGTACAGATGACGCTATGTTCTGCCAAGATATTGATGTTTCAGGCGACCAAGGTTTATGGGTATGGAATGGAACTGCATGGGTTCAAATAGGCAATATTACTGAAGCAGGAATAAGCCATCTAAATATATCTAACATAGGAGTAAATACTCATGCACAGATAGATATTCATGTAGCAGACGCTACAATTCATTTTACTGAAGCAAATATAAACCATACAGCAATACAAAATATCGGAGTTAATACCCATGTTCAGATTGATAATCATATAGCTGATGGGACTATTCATTTTGCTAACTTGGCAGGATTTAATACTGATGACTTGGCAGAGGGATTAGCTAATTTATACTTTACCAATGCAAGAGCTATTACTGCTTTAACTGGACAAAATATAAGTATTTTTGTTAATGATTCAGCGTATATAACACAGGGAGATATAGATTGGGCTACAAATGTACCTTTAAATGAAACAGACCCAGTTTTTACAGCTTGGTTAGGAACACCACCTGATATTTCAATATTCACAAATGATTCAGGATATATAACAGCATCAACAGCTTTATGGACTAGAAATGCTGTTAGTGGTTATCTTTATCAGACTACGCTTACAGATAATATTGGATTTGGAATTAATGCACCCTTAGCAAGGACTCACGCTTATAAAGATGCTGGAAACCCAACTGCTTTAACTATAACCTCACTTTCTGAAATAACAGCTCATTATACAGCTGATAATGCTTTTGGACTAACTGCTGATTTTGCTCAAATAAATAATTTTATAATAGACGCTGGGAAAACTGTAACAGGTTCAATTCGAGCTTATAATCTTGAAGGGTATAGACATAATGCTGCTGACGCTGGGACACTTGAAAAATTAGGTGGTGTGAGAGTAACTGTTGGAAATTTTAATTGTGCTGTAACTGCTCAAACTAACTTAGCTCTTGGGTATGAAGTGTCTGGTGTTTCTGTTAAAGGAAATGTAAAAGAACTTTACGGATATAGATATGGTTGGGGCGGTTCAAATCTTGGAACTGTTGATGAAGTAGCAGCTTATGAGATTAATACAATGAACGCCGTTGTTGCTAATAATCAAAAAAGATTTGGCTTAAAAGTTTGTGGAATGCCAACACCAGGAGCTTATACAGGAACAGAAATTTATGCGATTGAACTTGAAGGAACTAATGGAGAACGAGATGGTGTTAGACTTGGCGGAGATGTTATTTTTTATCGTGAACAAGCACAAAGGTTAAGACTATTGGGTCAATTAAAAATAACTCCAGTTTTTACAAATAATGATGCTTCTTGGCACGGATTATTAGTTAATCCTGTAAATAATATAACTGTTGATGGCAGTTACAGAACTCACGGATTAGATGTTTCACCTTCTGCACCAATAGATGCAGGAATAACAAATACAGGACAAATTATTGGTGTTCTTTACAATGCTGTTAGAGCTACTGCCGCTGATGCTGGGACACTAAATATTCTTGGAGCTGACTTTATAAGATATGGGCATGACGCAACTGTTAATGCAACTGCAATAACTACAAGTGCCAGAGGTTTATGGATTAAGCCAGATTATTGTGCAGGGACTATTACAAATGCAATAGATTTATTATTAGATAGCCCAAACATAGGTGGAACAGTTACTAATTCTACTGGTGTTCAAGTTTTAAGTAGAGCTGCCATAACAGCTAATGACCAAACTAGATATGGAATAGTTGTTACTGCCAATATGCCTTCTGCTGGGGCTTACACAGGCACAGATGTTCAAGCTATTGATTTAAGGGGAACAAGTGGGTCTGTTGACGGTATTAGATTTGGTAGCGATACTAATTTATATAGAAAAACTGAAAATACTTTAGCTACTGATGATAGATTTACAGAGCAAGGAACATTCGCAGAGATATATGTTGCTGATGGCTCTACTGCACAAACAATAGCTACTGGTGCTTCTTATGTTAAATTGACTGGATTTGCCACAGACGGACAATCAAGTAATATGACTTCCGATGTTGCTAACGATAAAATAACAATCACTAAGACAGGAAGATATTTAGTTAATTGTTCTATGAATGGTAGTTCTGCAACGCCCAATGTAACCTTTATCTTTTCTGCGTTTTTAAATGGAGTGGAGCAAAGTCAAGTTCACGCACATAGAAAGTATGCCGCTGGCGGTGATAATGGCAGTTGTTCTTTAAGTGGAATAATTGATGTTACGACTGCTAGTTGGGATTTAGATATTAGAGCAAGACACGACGACGGTAGTTCAGTTGATTTTACCCCTACCTATATGAATTTAACTGTAAGTTATCTCGGAGAGACTTAATCACCATTAAAAATTAAAGATAATAAAAATACAAGGAGGACATAATGGAACAGATAATGCAATGTCCTAAGTGTAAGCACATTAACGAATGGAAAAAGGTTAAAGAAGACGAGGCAGAAATCGTCATTCAATGTAAGATTTGCGGTTTGCAGATGATTATCATCAAGGGAGCAACTAATGTCAAAACCAAATCATAAATGTAGGAATTGTGGAAGCGTGAAGGGTTATTTCAAAGACCCTCGCCATAAGTTCTGGAGATGTCAAGTGTGTGGTGGAGTGGTTGCTCTGGTTCACGATAAGGGTAAGAAGAAATGATATATTGTTCAAAATGCGGTTCATATTTCTGGATAAAAATCGGAGAATACGAAGATGGCGAAGTCTGGAAATGTGATGTCTGCGGTCAACTTTATCTTTACAGATTCCAGCCAGAACCCTTCCATTAACCACAGCTCGCAACGAGCAACTTGTAGGGGGACAAGGATAAAAACCCCCGCTAACAAAAATTGATAATTAAAATAGTAATAATTATATAAAAATATGGCAAACAAATTAGAGGAATTATTCCTACAATATAGAGGAAGAAAACCAAACGCCCAAGAGCATAAGATTTATGATTCAAATTTGGTTGCAGCTGAACATGACCTTATCAATGATGATAAAAATATTTTAGGCAATGGTGTAAAATATGGAAGTCTCGAAGATATTATTAGTGGAGAAGTTGCAAACGAAGACCCATTTCCATTTGAAGAAGTAAAGAGTGAAATTGACGAGGTTCTTACACCTTATTACGATCAATTAATTTTTGATGCTCAGGGCGATTATAAAACAGCTAGGGTTAGGCTAGATGAAGATTTGAAATTAGCTCAAAATAGAGGAGAAGAAGATAAAATATCTTATCTTAATAGGCTTAGTGATAACCTTGACAGAAACAAAGACAGACTTGGTGAAGATTATGGGGTTGCTAAAGACAGAATGCAAGAGAATCGCAAGTTTTTCTTAGATGAAATTACAAAAGAACAAGGTTATAGTAATGAAGATTATTGGCGTGAAGTTGAAAGACAAGGAACTGAAAGAAACAGATTTTTACAAGACATTGCAACTCAAGAAGGTTACTTATCAAACGATTACAAAACAGCTTTAGGTAGGTCGCAACAAGAAAGAGCAGATTTTCTTTCTGATATGGCATTAACTAGGGGTTGGAGGTCAGAAGATTTTGACAAAGCTGTTGAATTACAACAAGATGAAAAGGCTCGATTATTAGAAGATGTTGCAACTGCAAAAGATTATTCATCTAAAGATTACGAACTTGTTATGGATAGACTTTCTGAGGAAGAAGGTATATTTAAAGCTAGAGACCAAGAAACATTTAACAAATCTACAAAAGCCTTTGGAGAACAAAAGAAGCGTCAGGGCATACTTGATTCAGGCGTGGCTGCTCAAGAGTGGCAAGATATTGAAAGACAACACCAATATATGCTTGATGATTATAATAGACAACTTTCAAATACTAGAAATGATTTGGAAACTCAATATGAAAGACAAACTGCTCAACTTGATTTACAAGAAGGTCGTGGTTTAGAAAACATTGATAAAAATATTGATAGTTTACAAACTCAATTTGATAGAGCTGAACGACTTGGCAATACAGAAGAAGCGCGTGGTCTTAGAGCTAGACTTGATAATCTAATAGATATGAAAACACAGTTTGAACGACAATCTAGCGGACTTGAAAGACAAGAACAACGAGGAACACAAGATTATGATAAGGCTTTAAAAGATTTAGCTATTGCTAAAGAGCGTAGAGATACTGCTTCTGAAACTGAAAAAGCTCAATATGAAATTGCATATCAAAGACAATTAACAGATGTTGAAAGCACCTTTGGCAGAAGTAAGGGAGATTTAGAGCGTGATGCTGACCAAACTAGAGAAGATTATTTAGTTGATTATAAAAGACAATATGGTGAAGAAGGTGATAATTTAAGAACCTTTGGTAGATTAGCTGATGATATGCAGAAAGCACAAGATAAGTTATACAAAGATATTGGACAGCAAAAGCAAGTAGCAGGTGGCGAAGAATTGCTTGGTCAATATGAAACATTTCAAGAAACTGGAGAAACTTATCCATACACAACTTATAAACCATCTAAAACAGAAATCCCAGATACTGGCGTTCCAAATTATCAAGATGTAATAAATCAATATTCAGGTAATCAAGATCAAACTAGCTATAATTCTTCTAATAAAAAGAAGAAGATACATCAATATAACCCAGCTTATTAATTAATATAAATAAATATGAGTAGATTATACAAAGTTAAAGATAAACTTTATTATGAGACACCAACAGGTTATGCTTATATACCAAATGTTAAAGAACTTAATAATTTGGCTAAGAACAAAGTTATAGACCCCCACGAGGAACAAATTAAGGTTAATGAATTACCTATTAGACAAACAAATAATTCAGGGAGGGATAGCCAATTCAATACTAAAATGCCTACAAGTGAGGCTTTGAAAAATGCTTTGACTAATTATCAGAGTATTGAAGGTGGGCAATATGGGCTTGAAGATACTTTGAGAGAGACTATTCAGCAAAGGACACAAGAACAAACAGTTGAAGAAACTAATCAGCTCGCCAAATCTTTTGAGGGAATTGAAGACCCTTTGCTTAGGTCTGGTTTAATGCGACAAAGCCAACAAGCTAAGACTGGCAGAATTGAAGATGTTATTGCCAAAGCAAGTGAGTTATACCAACAAAAGATTGCACAAGCCAAGAATGAATATGATGCTATTACTCAACAATATGGACTTGAACAGGATATTGTAAGTCAAGCATTTAGTGGGGAAGTATTATCAGGTGGAGTTGCACCAGAGGGTTTACCAGAAGAATATATAAAATCTTGGGAAGCTGCCTCAACAGAAGCTAGAAAACCATCTGTAAGTAGTGGGGGTGGAAGCAGTGGAAGTAGTAAATTAACCACGGCTGAAAAGAAAGCTGGATATAATCAACTTGTTGAACAAGTTATAGGAGGTCAAGTAAAACCACAAGACGCATTAGATTTGCTTTCAGCCGAATTACCAGATTACATTAGTAATTTTAGAAAAGATTATGGCGGTACAATATCAATTCCTGATGTTACAAATGAAACAGGTGGATTTCAGTTTTATAAGAATTTTAAACCAATTACTAGAGAAGATTATGTTAGTTATGCAGGAATAAAAGAACAAGAAGATCAAGCAAAATGGAAAGAAATATACCCAGAATTTAACCAATAAAGTTTTAAATATATGGCATTTTCATGGCAAAATGGTGGAGGTACAACTACAAAGACTTCTGGATCTGGTAATTTTTCATGGCAAAGAAATAAAATAGAATTACCTGAAATAGAAGAACAAAAACCATCACCAAGCATATTTAGTAGAGGTATTGAAGCTGGTAAAACTGTTACACAACCACAACCACAAGCACCCAAAATAGATCCAAAGTTTACCACAGTAGATGGTAAACAGGCTTTTACTTTGCCTGGAGGTGAGCAATTCTTTACAGGTAATAAACAAGAAGAACTTGTCACAGTTGATAGAGATAAAGATGGAAAACTTATTAGACCACCAAAAAGCGTAATAGACGAAGTTAGGGGTGGTAGTTTTGATGATGTTAATGCAGAAGTTGATCATGGAGTATCTTTATTTGCAGGTGGTACTAATGAAAGAACTAATTTAAGACCATTGAGCAATGATGTGCCATTTTGGGAGAGATACAAGGCTGCATTTAATGTTTTTGAATCACAAAAAGATGTAGAGGAGAGATATAGACAAGCTGGTAAAGTGGTTGTTGAAAATGAAGCTAGGAAAAAATTAGATTCAGGAGAATTGACTTTAGGCCAGGCTAGAAATATGATAGTCAATTGGGAATCACAAAATCCTAAAACTGCTAAAGATTTTTTCTTGACTTCACTTGTCCAAGAATATAAGAAAGCAATTAGTCCTAGTACACAGATTAAAAATTTAACAGAATCAACTCCATTCCAAATTGGCAAAGGAATTGGTAAAGAAATATTAGCTACTGCTGGATCAGTACTAGACTTTTTACATAGAACTGGTTTACAAGTTATAACGGCTGGATCAGCAGTTGTTTCTCCATTAGTTGTTAGTGGTTTTAAAAAATTTGGTACTGGATCAATTATCAATCCAAAAGGAGATAAAGATTTACAAAATATTTCATACGATGATATATGGAGTGACTCATTAAAAGAATGGGAAGAAAGAGCTTTGGCTGTTGGTATGCCAATAGAAGATTTTAAGGCTAGATTATTTGGTAGAGAACCAGAACCAATGAAATTATTTGAAGAACAAGAAAAAAAAGCTGCTCAGGAGTATATCGAAGCTAAAGGAACTGATGAATCATTAAAAGCTTTTAGTAAAAGTTTTTTAAAGATCGGTTGGTATAAATTTGTAGGCGATTGGTCCAATCCTTTTTATGTATTTAAAGTTAGAGGACTTTCAAAAGATAGTTTTAAATTACAATCTCAAGAAAAAGTATTAGCTAATTTTGAACTTAATCCGGCAAAAGAAAATTTTCTTGGTATGAAAGGTCAAAAAGTTAAACCAAGTGAAAAAGTTTATAAAGTAGACTCTGATGCAACTGAAACACTTATTAATATAAACAAAAAAGGAAAGGTTAAGATTGGCGAAAAACCAGAACTTAAAATTTATGTTTCACAAAATAAAAGCGGTGTTTTAAATGTTAAAGTTACTAATAGCGGTGGAGATATACTAAATAAAAATGCAGTTCAATATGTAGCAGATAATATTGTAAATAAATATCAACCATTAATAGGGGAAACTCCTAAAGCCATTACAACACCAAGAGTTCCTGGTGGTATTGCCCCTGTAGCACCCCCAATAACGCCAAAAATACCCCCTGTTTCGCCTGTAACAGCTCCAATCGCCCCAGAGCCTACAATTACGCCTAAAGCTCCTGTAACGCCTGAAATAACACCAGTAGTACCAGAGGTCAAAATAGAGCCTAAAACGCCTGTAACAGCACCAGAGGTGGCAAAAAAGGCTATCGTAGAGCCAGTTAAGCCAGAGGTTAAACTATTACCTACTGAATTAAAGCCATTAGTTGAATCTGCTAAAAAAATGGGATTAACAAAAAATCAGTTTATTGAAGAATTTAACAAGGGTCTTAATGAACAAAACTTAACTAAGAGGGAGACAGCTCAAAAAATAGATAGTTATATAAAATTAAAATTGAGACAAACGCCAGAACAATTTTATGATACTTATATAGCCGTAGAAAAACCAGAAGTTCCTAAAATTCCAGAGGCTAAGGTTGAAGTTCCTAAAGTAGAACCTATACCTAAAGAATTACAACCATTGACAGTAGAAGCCAAGAAGTATAAGAGTGTTGAGGAGTTTATTGAAAATAATATACAACAAGAAAAAGATAATTTAATAAAACCCTTAAAAGAAAAAATAAGTGAATTAGAATTAAGAAATACTAGAGATATTAGTCCTAAAATAAGTGAATCTATTATAAGACAAATAAATAAAATAGATAAAAAAATAATATCTATACAAAATGAAACAAAAGATATAGGTGATTTTATTGTTGATTCTGACAAATTTACAGAAAAAAGACAACAACTAACAGATATATACAATAAAGCACAAGCAAAACCTGTTCTTGAAAAAGTAGTTAAGCCTGAAGTGGTTAAGCCAAAGATAGAAACCGAGTTAGCTAAATTTAAAAAACTATCATACGCTGAACAAGAAATAACTTTTGATAAATTATCTAAGTCTGACCAAGAAAAAGTTTATGATGTTGATATTGTAGAAACAGATTTAAAGAAAAAACTTGAATCAGACATACTATTACAAGGTGGGGTCAAAATGAGTCCAGCAGAAGAAATTGAATATAAAGAAGTAGTACCAATTCGTGTAAGAAGAAAAAATGGATTATTACCAGATGTAATGGCTCAACAATTAAAATCAATGGGATGGAATGTTGAACTAACAAGTAGAAGTTTTTTTGAACTCGTTGATAAACATATTTCAGGCATAGAAGCTAAAGAAAAATATGAAAGTGTAAAATTAACCTCTGGGATTGATCCTGGTATTAATAAATTCATAGCAGAAGAAATAAAACCAACTTTAAAGAAAGCTAAGGAAGCAGGGGTAATGATTGCTAAAGCAGTACAGTATTTAGGTAGTGTTATTGTTAAAACCCTTGAACCTAGTAAATTAGTTGAAATGAAGTTAGGTAAAGAACCTTATGCTAAAGTTATAAGAGGAATACATAAACCAGAAGCAAGGTTATTGCAGTTTGATTATAAAAAGTTAGCTACTTTAGATAAAAATATAATGAGCCTAGAGATTTGGTTCAATAAATATTCTGATAAAATTTTAGAAAACTTCATGCTTTCAAGAGGTGATCCATCATCTGCAAATGCTTTAATTATGCAACAAGAAGCTATTAATAATTTACCATCAGAACTTAAAACTGTAGAAATTAAAAATGCTATTCAAGAAATAGCAGACTTTAACTATGAATTTTTACAAAGAGTAGTTGGTAAAGATATAAATAAAATTAAAGATTATTTTTATGGTATTTATAAAAATTATAAAAAAGTAGATAAATTTTTAGACCATTGGAAAGAAACAAAAAGATTTACAAAGGAAAAAAAGTTCCCTACCTTTGCTGATGCAAAAGAATATGGGCTTGAATTGAGAAATAATAATCCAGTTACTAATCTAAAACAAGAATTTAAAGCTATAGCTCAATTAGATGCTATGAATTGGTTAAAAGATGAATTATTAAGAACTGGAAATAATAAATATATTTCTAAAAAAGAAGATGCACCTATTGAGTGGGATAAAGTTGAAGCCTTAGCTTTTAGAGGTTTAAGAGTAGAACCTAATTTGGCAAAATTAATAAATAATTTAATATCAACTAATAAAATTACCAGACAACCAATATTAAATACTTTTAGAAAAATCAATAATGTATTAAGAACTACCAAGTTTATAGGAAGTGCTTTTCATCTTGCTGTTATAGGAAAACAGTCGGTAGCTGATAGTGGGTATTTAGGATTTATCCGTAAGAAAACAGCATTAAGTGGCGCAACTATTGGATTTAGAGAAAATGATCTAGTATTTAAAACTGTTGAATATGAAGAATATGTTGAATTAGGTGGTGGTCATAAATACAGTATAGAATCAGAAGCCCAGAGAGGATTATCTAATGTTTTTGATAAAATAAATCGTGGAAACTATTTAGGTGGTTTAACAAAAATAGGTATGATTCCTATTAAGATACCTACAAAGTTTGTAGAATGGATGTTTAGTAATTACATACCTAAAGTAAAATATGCAAAATATTTAGAATATGTTAATACCCAAGAAAAAAAACTAGGCAGGGAATTAAAAGACTCTGAAAAAATAGAGATAATTAAAGAGGGTCAAAACTTCTATGGTGAAATGAATGAAAGATTATTTGGTAGAAGTGGAACAGTAACTACTGCTTTGAGATTTGTCTTTATGGCTCCTGGATTTGCTGAAGGTAATTATAGAACTATTATAAAGGGTTTATCACAATTTGGTGCTAAGGGAACTTATAGAGCTGGGAGATCAAGATTTAATATTTTAAACTCTTTAATATTAACTGCTACATTAGCCACTATTGGTACTTTAGCTTTTACAAGAAAAGCTCCAGAGAAACCTGAGAAGTTAGAAGATGTAAGAGATTTATTCAAAATTGATACTGGTTATAAAGACGATAAAGATAGAAGAATAATGATTGATATGCTTACTTATGATAAAGATTATTGGAATATTCTATTTAATGTTATGAAAGGTCGCCCAGATAAAGTAGTGAGTGAGGCTATAACTAGACTTGGTGGAATGAAAGCTAGCACTTTTGAAATGCTAACTGATATGACTTTATTACTTCAAGGTAGAGCATTAGTTGATTGGAAAAATGATGAAGTAGTTGAAACAACAGATCCATTTTTAAAGCAAGTCCAAAAGATAGGAATATATGAATTAAAAAGATTAGAACCTATCTCTGTTAGTGTTTATAAACAAATAAGAAATAAGAAAATTGGTATTTTACTATCTGCAATTTCATCTTTAGCTGGCGTTAGACCAACATACACCGAAGAAGATAAAATGAAACAGAAGATAATATCAAGAGTATATTCATTAAAAGGACAACAAGAAGAACTTTATCAATACTTAAAAACAATAAATAATCCAGAAAAAGCTATTGAGGATTATAATAAAACTGTTAATAATATTTTAGATAGTGATTTAGTTTCTGATGAAATAAGAAAAGAATGGAAACCAAAACTAGAAATTGATACAGAACAATTCTTAGGTAACAAAATATATAATTTAACTGATCCAACAGTAAGTCAGGATGAATTTGACAAATTACTTAAATATTTAGTAAACTTTGATATTGATAATGAAAAAGCATTAGATTATTTAAACAAATCTTTTAAAGATAAGAACACAAGCGATAATGTAATTAAAGAAAGAACTGAAAGATTTAATGATAGAATATCAGGAGATTATAATTTAGATGAATTTATACAAAATAAGATTTATAATATAACAGCAAATAATGCAAACAAAGAAACTTCAAAAGAATTTTTAGATGAATATAATATTGAAACTTGGAATACAGCAAAAGATTTATTACATCAATATTATAAAAATAGTGATAGTGATGTAAAACAATGGAGATTTGATAACCTAGAACAATATTTTAAATAATTAATATAAACAAATGAAAGCGTTAAAAATTTTGGCGATTATCTCGCTAGTAGTATCAGGAATTGGATTTTTTTATTCTAGTAGTTATGATGTAGATGTTCTTACAGGAGCAATAGTTTTACTAATCGCAATCAACATCCCTTTGGCAATAATCGGATTGATTCAGGTCAAGAAGTCTATTAAATAAACCTTATTAAGTAGTGAATAAGTAAGCACTTGCGTAGTTCTTTGGGTTGTGTTAGGATGTAGTTGTTATGAACAAGACCAAACACAATCTAATTAATTGCCAATAATGGATACCTGATAAACCTTTCGGTTTTGTTCAGTCAGGTATCCTTTTTTGGTCGTTAATTTAATAAAATAGTATGTTGGAATTTAAAGGATCTGTTATATGGGCAAGACAGACAGTAGAAAGTGATATATTTTTTTGGAAGCCAGACAAATGGTTTAAAATTTGGTTTTATCTAGTATGTAGAGTTAATTTTAAAGATACTAAGCAATTTAAAAGAGGTTCTTGTTTTACTACTTATAAGGAAATATCTGATAATACTAAAGCTACTAAAGACCAAATTAAGCACTGTCTATCATACCTGAAAGACGCCCAAATGATACACACACAAAAAGCCACACGAGGAATGATTGTTTCTGTGCTAAGGTATGCAGAATATCAAGACGCTATAAAATCTAAAAGCCACAGTAAAAGCCATAAAGGCGCCACAGAGAAGCCACAGAGAAGCCACACTATAGTAGAAGAATGTAATAATGAGAAGAAGAGTAGCATAACTCCTAAAATCTCTAAACGACTTGTTGACTCCTTAATAGGAATGGCGGATTTACAACAGGGACCAGATGGAGATTACCAATTAGGCAATTTATTCCCTGCTAAGAAACTTGCTAAAAATATTAAACAGGAAATATCCCCTGATAAAGATATGACTGATGATGAGATCATAAAAGGATTTGAAAGGCTTTATGACAAAATGGATGATTTTCACAGAAATAATGCAACAAGTATTGGTTATATTGTCAAGAACTGGAATAAAATAATAAACACTTTAAAATAAAATTATGATTGAAGAAAAATTTGATAAAATAGTATCTATTATGGATATTGCTGATAGTAAAGCATTATCAGATAGGTTCTCAACAGGTTTTAAAGCATTTGATGAAGCTATGAATAATGGCTTTAAAGTTGGTGATCTGGCTATTATTAGCGGACAGCCTGGCGCTGGTAAAACTACTTTAGCGCAAACACTAACCTATAATTTATGTAAAAACCAAGTGCCTTGTTTATGGTTTTCTTTTGAAGTAGTTGTGTCTGAGCTTAAAAAGAAATTTATGAATATGGGTATTGATCAGGAATTTATGACTTATGTGCCTAAAAAAAATATTAGTAGTAGTGTGGATTGGATAAAAGAAAGGATAGAAACAGGTTTAAAAGACTTTATGACTAAGGTTATTTTCATAGATATGATTGATAATGTTATCCCAAGGGAGAATAAACAGGGCGATTCTAGGGAACAAACCTTGAAAAATATCACTAAAGAACTCAAAGAAATAGCGATTGAACACGAAATAACAGTTGTTCTAATGGTTCATCTCAAGAAAACAGAACTTAGCAAAGAGCCTGATATGTCAGATATTGGTTATTCAGGTGGTATTGCCCAGTTGGCTGATTATGTTTTTATGCTTTACAAGGAACAATCAAAGGCATCTAAACTTAGACAAGAAGATACTAGTGGCTTATTTGAAGAAAAACCCCTGATTATTAAAATTGAAAAAAACAGGGAGACCGGCAAAAAGGCTTATGTTAAAACTATTTTTGATAAAGGTAGGTTAATAGAATTATAAAATAATTAATATAAAATTATGTCAAAAAGAGGATTTTATGGAATAGCATTTTACGAACCAAAATTTACTGAAAATATTGGAACTGCTATTAGAAACGCCCATTGTTTTGATGCTGATTTTATTTGCTTAATTGGTAAAAGATATAAAAAAACTCCTAGCGATACAACTAAGGCTCAAAAACATATACCGCTTTATGAATATAAAGATTTAAAAGATTTTATCGAACATACGCCAAAAGATTGTGAAATAGTATCAGTTGAAGTTGATGGAAATGATATAAAGAATTTTGTCCACCCAGAAAGAGCTATTTATCTAATTGGTGGTGAAGATAGAACTTTGCCAATAATAAAATCAAGAAGAGTTACATTCCCAACTAGGTATTGTGTTAATATGGCAGTTGCTAGTGGATTAATTCTTTATGATAGAGTAATAAAAAGTAAAATATAAAATTATGCAAGTAAAATGCCCCCAATGTGGATCAACAGATATAGATGTCTATACAAAGGATAATCCTGATATGGAGTTTCTATTCTGTTTCGTATGTCAGAACGATTCGCCTTATAATTATAAGGGTAATGATAAGAAAGAAGATACCAAGCCTGTGGATAAGTAATACTTGCATTAATATGTCAGTATGCTAAGATAGAATTAATTAACAATCAAATATGAAAAACAATTTAGAATTACCGGCCATATTAAGGCGAGAAAGAAAAAACATATTTACTGAAATAATTACTTGTAAAGTTGAAAAAGAAACAATGCTTGAATTAAAAGAATTTGAAAAGCAAGGAGTAAATAGATCAGCTCTAATTAGATGGGGATTGCAACTAGCAATAAAGGAATTAGAAAAATTAAAATAAAAATTATGTTAGATGAAGGAACAACAAAAGTAATAATAGAGGAAAGTTACAAAATTGGATTTAAAGATGCTGTAAAACTAATAAAAATGCACGGACTACAACTTACAGAAAATAAATTTGAAGAAATATTTGAAGAAGCAATAAAAATATCAAGGAAAAAATAAACTAAAATAAAATTATGTGGTGGGAAGAATTAAAAGAACTATTATGGACAGCATTATGTGTATTAATTATTGGAATAATAATAACAATTATTGTTGGAGTACCTGGTTTATTTATAGCTAGATACTCCGCTTGTAAGAAAGCTGAAATATATAATGAAATAAATGGAACTGAATATACTTGTTATGACTTTTTATGGGCTAGCGATCAAATAAATGAAAAAACACAAACTATAAATGTAAAATAAAGTTATGCAAAAAAATTATGTAAAAAAGAAAAAGGATAGTGATGATGTAAAAATCATTAAACTTTACAACGACACAGTTGAGATAAAATTCAACGAAAAAACTCATAGATATTTTGTAGATGGAAAACCAGTAAAAGGAGTTACTAGCTATACTGGAATTATAAACAAACCTGCATTAATTTATTGGGCAGTTAATAAATGTGTTGATTACTTATATGAAAATATTGATGAGATTATAAATTCAAATGATGAAGGATATATTTCATCAATTATTGATGAAGCTAAAAAGAAGCATACTGAATTTAAAGAAGAAGCAGCGACAACTGGAAAAAATGTTCATAAATGGTGTGAAAATTATATTAAGGCATCTCTTAAAAAAGAATTACCAGAATTGCCTACTGACGAACAGGAACTTAATGGAGTTACTGCTTTTTTGAAATGGATTGATGAATACAAAGTTGAGTTTTTATCTAGTGAGAGATTTTGCTATTCAAAAAAATATAATTACTGTGGAATGATGGATGCCGAAGCAATTATTGATGGCAAGAAATGTGTGATTGATTTCAAGACTAGCAAGGGTGTTTACAATGAAATGGTTTACCAGGTGTCAGCTTATCAATCAGCAGTTGAAGAAGAAACAGGCGAAAAGTATACAGGTAATAAATGGATTGTCCAATTCAATAAGGAAAATGGAGAGTTTCACGCTTACAGTTACAAAGAACAAGAAAAAGATTTTAAAGCATTTTTAGCTTGTATGGAATTAGTTAATAGAGATAAAGAATTAAAGATTAAATAAAATTATGTCAGAAGAAAAGAAACTAGCTATTAGAAGCTATTCATTAGACAAGCCAGCCGAGATGATCGAGATGGCAAATGAATTAAAAGGATTTATTGTAAAGCAAAAATTGTTTTCAAACATTAATGGAAAGAATTACGCCCAAGTTGATGGTTGGCAGTTTGCTGGATTTTTAACAGGACTTACTCCTATTGTTAGAGAAATTGAGAATCAATCAACTGAAAAGGAAATTAAGTATTCAGCCAAGGTGTATTTAAAAGACCAAGCTGGAAATGTCGTAAGTGTTGGTTATGCTATTTGCTCAAATCTTGAGCCAACAAAAAAAGGCTTTGCAGAATATGCAATTCTCTCAATGGCTCAAACTAGGGCTATTGGCAAAGCATTCAGAAACAAGCTCGGTTGGGTTATGAAACTAGCAGGTTATGAATCAACTCCAAAAGAAGAAATGGATAATGAAGTTAAGAAAAAAGAAGCTAAGAAAGAAAACAAAGTTGTTGCTAGTGAATTAAAAGTAGAAAACGATCCGAATGAGCTTTTAAAAAAAGCCGTTGAATTAAAATTTAATAAAGATAAAAAATAATTATGACAGAATTTTACAATGTATGTGGTAGAGCAGAAAACCCTAAAACTCAAAAGGTCAGTTGGCCACAAATCGGAACGATTATAAAAATGGATGATGGCAAAATGTATTTCAAGTTAAATACATCACCAAATGAGTTATTTCATTGTTTTCCAAATGAAAGAGAGAATGATTCTAAACCAGCAACAGCTCCTGCTCCTGCAACACAACAAGTAGCACCAGCGCCTACGGAAGCTCCAGCAGAAGAAGAAATCGACATACAAGATATTCCCTTCTGATATGAATAACAGTTTTGATTATGCTAAAGATGATAGAACTGTTGAGAAATACCAAAAAGACTTCGAGGTCGGAGTATATAATCAAAATGTAGTTTTACAAAATATAAATAAGCAATATGTGCTTGTTAAAAGAATAGAGAAGTTTAACGATTTTGTTGATGTTTACGAGCCTGATGTATTTATAAGGTATGGAGATTCTGGTTGGTATCCCTTTGAAGTTAGAACCACAAACAAACCAAATGTTACTCATGCTTATTTTAAACCGAATCAATTATACAGATTATCAGAATTGGGTGGTTACTGTTTATGGTCAGACAAGGTTAGATACTTTGTCTTGCCGGCACAAAAGATAATTGATTATGGTAAAACCATTTCAGCAGAAGAATCTAAATTTAATAAGGAAAGTATAATCATAGAAATTGGGAAAGTTACAAAAACTTTCTTATGGAAAGAACCATTAAAATTTAAAGACAATTAAGAAGTAAACAGCAACCTTTCTCTACCCTTGCTTTATTACGATAAAGGTGGGATAGGGGTTGGGGAGAATAGTTCTTTACAAGTAGGTGGTGGGTTAAATATCATTTTATATGGTAGGCGTCTCTTCCCTCATCACCTACTTATAGAGAATTATTAAGAGTTAATAAATTAAATAAATATGACAAATATCCTTACCACAATAAGTTATGGGTGGGGTAAAGTTAAAAGAATAATTAATAATAATAAAATTATGACAAAACAAATCGAAGTAAGTGAAGAAACTTACGAAAAAATCAAAGAGCAATTAGGAGAAGACGAACAAATTAAAGAGATTAATAATCTTGATGATTTAATCGGAGAAATTTATTGCTTTCAATGTGCTAGATATATCTATCATGGCAAGATAGAGGCGGTTAATTCTGACTTTATTACATTAAAAAAAGCAAGTGTAATATTTAATACAGGTGATTATAGTAATCCAGAAGCAGAGGATAAACAAGAAATTAAAAAAGGTATTAAAATTATGCGACAGAGTGTTGAGTCTTTTTATCAATTAAAATGGTAAGATGTTTCTAATAAATTCTTATAGTTGTTTAATTGGGTCTTGGTCTAAGTCTAGGTCTGGGTCTGAGTATAGGTCTAGGTCTGGGTCTTGGTCTAGGTCTTGGTCTGAGTCTGGGTCTGGGTCTAGTTCTTGGTCTAGGTCTGGGTCTAGGTCTGAGTCTGGGTCTGGGTCTGAGTCTTGGTCTTGGTCTAGGTCTAGGTAACAGAAAAACCACCTCGGTCTATCACTGTCTATATTACGATAAAGCTTTGATAGGCTGAATTAACATAACCTCCTCCCAAGCTAACTAATATTTGGTTAGCTGAATGAGTAGATTATTAAAATAAGATTATGAAGAAAATAGACCCAATAATTCGTTCAATTACAGTATCTAAAAAGGTAAAAGATATTTGGATTGCGAGAGAACAAAATATTATAGAAGTTTATAAAAATAAGAGAAAAGTGGCTACTTTTGATATAACAAAGTTTAATACAATTTTAAAAATATAATATTATGGAAAAAGAAAATCAAGTTGTTAATATCAAGCTAGCTAAGTTAATGGATGAGCTAGGATTTAAGCAAGACAGCGTATTTTATTGGAATCCTCCAGTTACAACAGAGTTTGATGGTTCAAACGAAGAATACCAAGAGGGTCAGCCATATACTCTTGATAATATAAATAAGGGTTTTGCATATTTTAAAAGTTACCCAGCCTATACAGTAGCAGAGTTGTGGAACATGTTACCAGCCCTTATATCAATAAAGAAAAGAGTAAGGTATCATGAATATTTTTTAAGAATAGATAAGTTTACACTTGGTCATAAAATCTCATATGAAAATGATAAAGATTTTCTTTGGGCTACAGTAGCTCAAAACATTGTTGATTCTATGTCAGAAATGCTTATATATTTAAAAGAGAATAAACTAATATAAATACTTATGAAACTAATAAACAAAATATTTCCTTATGCTCTAGCTATATTTATATTAGAATTGGTTTTAATATTCGTAGTAGTAATAATTTATAATTTATATTAAAAAAATGAAAGACACAAACAAAAATTCAGAAAATTTAAAAGATTGCGATTCCTGCAATTCCTGCGATTCCTGCGATTCCTGCGATTCCTGCGATTACTGCGATTACTGCAATTCCTGCTATTCCTGCTATTCCTGCGATTCCTGCGATTCCTGCTATTCCTGCAATTCCTGCTATTCCTGCTATTCCTGCGATTACTGCAATTCCTGCGATTACTGCAATTCCTGCTATTCCTGCAATTACTCTAAAGGATTAAGAATGTCAGAAAAAATGATATTTTGTCTTGGAGAAGGAAAATATGAAAGAGAAGGAAATGGTTATCAGAAGAACTATATGGCTTTTAATAAAAAAGTTTCAGAAGAAAGATATTATGAAATTTTAGATAAAGTAAGAAAAATATTAAAAGATTTAAAATTAGAATTAAACAAAAAAGATTGGTCAAATGAGTGGAAAAAAGTAACCAGAAAACAATGGATTGAAATATCTAAAATACCTAAATTTAATAAAAACATTGTTGAAGAAATAACTGGCATTGAATTAGATTTAGATAAAACAGAATTCTATTCAAAGGAAACTATTGAAAATGCTAAAAGAATATTAAAAGATGTTGGGGAGTTGTAATTTGGTGGGTTAATTAATATGTAACAAAACGGTTATTCTTACATAGTTAGTAACCAAGTATGTAAAACATTGAATAGTTAATAAATTAACAATAAAGGTATGGAAGAAATAACAACTTGTAAAAAATCTCATTATGGAATACTTATTTCTCAATTAGCCTCTGGTGAAGATGAGTTATATAGGCAATGCTTTTATTGTGGTAAAAAATGGTATTCAGATGATGATTGGGAAAAAGACAGTAATGAACCTTGCCCAGCGACACATAATACAAAAGATTAATTAATTTAAAATATAGTTATGGAAAATAAACCACAAAATACTAATCTAGGATTTACTTTATTCATTTTTATTCTTGCTGTAGTCCTTGTATTCTTTTCTGTTTATGAACAAATTAATATAACATGCTAATAACTCTATTCATTTTAATATTCGGCTTAGTTAACACGCAAAACGAAGTTAACCAATTAGACCCAATGATTTGCTCGTTAAGTATGGTGGAGTGTGGGGAAGAAGTAGAATATCAAACAGCCATAGCTAGTTATTACACAGTAGCCTCTAGTAGCTCACTAACAGCCTCTGGTGAGGTTTTTAGGGATAATGGCTATACAGTTGCCCATAAGACATTAAAATTCAATACAAGGCTTGAAATCTGCCATAATGGTTGTGTTGAAGTAATTGTCAGTGATAGAGGTCCATATATTGAGGGCAGAGATTTTGACCTGTCAAAAATAGTTAAAGATTCAATAGGTTGCGGGGATATTTGTAAAATTAAATATAAAATATTATGAGAGAAAAATCATTTTTAATCCATAGAGAAAACGGTTTTGCAATGAACTTACCTAATGGAATTAGAATATCTACTATTTGGGGTTGGGGTAGCCATTCAGAAACAAGAAATTATAAAGATAATTGTCCAGATTTTCAGGAAAAATTTGAAAGAGTTAAAGACGGGAGTATGACTGTTGAAATTATGGTTTCTTGTCCAGATAAAAAATGGCAGAAAAAATTTGATAAAAAATATAGTAATGGTGATACTGTAATTGATAATGTTGATATTGATAAATGGTTTAAAATATTAAAAGAATGTTTTAGTTATAAGCTAACAAAATAAATATATATATGAGAAAACTTATAAATAATCAATTAAAAATACAAAAATGATATTTTTAGCAATATTGGGTGGAATAATTTTAGGAATAGTATTAATAATAGCGGTATGGATTTTAATAGTTTTAATAAGTAATTGGTTTGAAGATGATGGACTCTAAAAGTAAAAAGGCTAAGGGTGCAAGACTAGATAATTATGTTGTTGATTATTGTAAGCAAAATCTTGATATAAAGACTTATGCTACAAAAGGTTCTGGATCAACAAATAGAGATAAAAGTGATGTAAGATGTCCAACTATAAATGTAATGTTTGAGGATAAAAACCATCAGCAACTTTCAATTTTAAACTGGATAGACCAATTAGAAAATGAAGAAAATGATTTTAACTTGTCAGTATTGAATTTTAGAAATCCAAGACGATCAGAAGCTGAGTGGGATGTCTGGTCAGTAATAAGATTTACAGATTTAGTTGATTTACTAGCAAATAAAGAAAGTGAGATAGTAGTTGAAAAAGTAGACAATAAGCAGTTGCAATGGGCTTTAGGCTCATTAAAACAAGCTATAAATAAAGTGTTAAGTATGATAAAATAAAGTTAAATAATAAGTAAATTAAAAAGATGAAAAAAATCCAAGTAGATCGTAAAGTAGTGTTTATTGTAAATACTATTGAAAGTATGCCCGACAAGGTACAAAAACAATTAAAAGAATTTGGGGAAGAAGGGAAAAAATTAGAAACAAAATTGTCTGAAACTAAAGACAATGAAAGTAGGTCAAAAATAAATAAAAAAATTGCAGGGTTAAACATTATTGCTAATAAATTAATTGAAAATAATGGAAACAAGGAAGCAAATTTACTTGATTTCATAATTGTAATAATAAACGCAACAAATTATTTTCAGAATAAACCATTTACAGAACAAATTGAGGGTATGAAATTAGCTGATAAAATTGTTTTAGCTGGAAAAGAAAAGAAAGATTTAATTTTATCAGAAGATGAATACAAAAAAGTTATTGAATTATTAGACGCAGCTGGAGAGAAAAGTAAAATTCAAACACCTATGGGAATACAAGAAGGACCAACATTTTGGGAAAAGTTTAATTGGAATCCAATCGGAAAACCTTTTAGAAATTATTTAGAAGCTATTAACACTCCAGAAGAATATAAAGAATAAATATGAAAGCTATTAGATTCAAAAAAAATAGTAACGACAATTATTCTACATATTATGCAGAGATGATGGTTGATAATGGCTATACAGATAAAACATTATTTAAACAAGTTGGGGGAATATTGTATGAAATCACAGAAAATGGAAAATATAATGTAATTGAAGTTGATATAAGAGATATGTTTCAATTTGAATTTAATGACATTTCAATTAAAAAATATGTAGAAAAAAAAGATATTGAAAGTTACAAAGAGGAAAAGGTTGGAAGTCAGAAAATTGCCGATATAGTAATTCCCCATCACACAAATCATAGCGATTTAAAAATATTATTAGAATGTTTAGATGTATCTTTATTCAATATAATCATTGTGTCTGGTAATTCATTTGGAGTTAATTGCAATAAGGGTGCAAAACTTGCTGAAACAGATAAAATTATATTTATGAACGATGATATTGAAATAACCACAGAACAAATATTAAGAATAGTTAATAATATAGGTGAATATGATTTTGTAAGTTCAACTCAAATTGCCGGTACTGATGTTATAAAGAAATATTGGGGTATTGGATTATTTAAAAATGAAGATGGCAGTATTAGACATCAAATAGCTATCAATGAAAAAAAATCATTATTTCATTCTGGGTTTTGCTTTGGGGTTAAGAAAGATACTTGGAAAAAGATTGGTGGATTTGACGAGAGATTTATGACAGGAAATGAAGATGTTGATCTTGGATTTAAAGCATTAGAAATGAAATGTAAAATTAAAATACTTGATCTTGATATAAGACATAAAGAATGTCAATCAGAGGGAAGATTTGACCATTGTGATGAGAATGAAAAGCTTATCTACAAGTTATGGGATCAAAAGTATTTAAAAAAGATTTATAAAAAATATTACAAATGAAAACAAATGAAAAATCTTTAAGAATTTTATTGATTTGTCAGACCATGACTTATTTATCTGGTAGTCCTTTATACAATTATACTCTAGCATTAGAATTGAAAAAACGAGGACACGATGTTTCAATATATTCAATGTGGAAAGATAATGATATTAAAAAGAATTTGACCAAAGAAAAAATATTAACTTGGCATGAATATCCAAAAGGAGAATTTGACTTAGTTATAATATCACAAGTGAATAATAAAGATGTATTAGATATGATTAAGGCAAAGAAAGTAATCAATGTAGTTCATAGTGAATATAAATGTGAAACTCCAATAATTAGCGATAAGATTGACCAATATATAACTATAAGACCATCAATAAAAAAGCATTTAGTTGAAGAACACAAAATACCAGAGAATAAAGTTAGTGTTATTTATAATGGAATTGACTTTGAAAGATTTAGTCCGGATAAAAGGAAAATCCACGATGGAGATTATACAAAAGTTGTTTTACCTTGCACAATGGATATGTTAAGGATTAAGTTTTTAGAATATTATACTAAACGAGCAAATAAAAAATTCAGAGTTTATATTTATGGAACAGAATATGATAATTACTTTTATAGGAACGAATGGGTATTTGTAAAAAACGAGAAATTTGATATTGAGAATTATATAGCTGACGCTGATTATGTTGCTGGGATACTTTTGGGGAGAATTAATCTCGAGAGCAGGGCAATGGGTATAATTTCATATATACACGATCCAGTTGATCCGAATATTCAAGAAACATATTATCCAAATGATAAAGAATTTAAAGAAAGACACGATATAGTCAATGTAGTAGAAAAAATTATTAAATTAGCAAAATAATGAAATTAAAAATCGTATTTTGGGTAGTGGGATTACCTTGTTCAGGCAAAAGTTATTATGCCATAAAAATAGCAGAAAAAATGAAAACTAAAGCTATTCATCTTGATACTGTTATTAATAGAGAAAAGGTAGATAAACTTTCAAAAGAAGAAGGTTATAAAGCCATATTAAAAAACATAGAAGAAACTGCTGTAATTGATGGCATAGGTCCATTTACTTATGAAAATGAAATGAAAATGGTAAAATCAATTATAAAAGATTATAAAATTATATATATTTTGGTTGAACCTAAATATTCTGATTATCTTTTATGGGTAACAAAACGAAAGATAGAAAAACCAGATAGTTCTCCTCTAACAGAAAAAGGATATGAAGAATACTATCAAAAATTGAAAGATAGAATTAAACTATTTTATTCATTAAAAGACGATAAGAGTTTAGATGGCCTCCATCTAGGTCAAGCAATAGGTTTAAAATATCAACACGATGGTTTTACTGATGTTAAATTCAAGCAATTAAAAATCAATGCAAAAGGTAAGTCAATTTTAGACTTAGGTTGTAATGCTTGTGCTACTGAAAAATATTTTATGGATGACGGAGCCACAAGATATATAGGATTAGATGTTAATCTTAGTTGTTTACTAACTAAAAATGCTAGGTTGTTTGATCTTAATAATTTAGAAGATTGGAAAGATAATTTTGATATTGTAGTTTGTACTTCTACCCTGCATTATATTCACGATAAAGAAAAGTTGATAAAAGAATCTGCTAGGATAGCAAACGAATTATTTGTACTAGAAGCACCAGTTGCAGTAGAAGGTGGCAAGAAAATAATTTATGGTTCAAGAGAATTATACTTCCCGACAAAAGATTTACTAGAGCATTGGATTAGTAATCATTTTACAAGATTTGAATGTTTGGGTAAAAGTATAGTCGAGGACGGATCTCGAAGATTTATCTACCACTGTTTTAAATAAAAAATTATGAGCATGACATCATTTTCATCTAATATACCAGTTATATTAGACATAATAGCAAAAGTAAATCCAAAGAGTGTGCTTGATATTGGCTCTGGCTTTGGTAAATTCGGACTACTTACAAGAGAATTATTACTTTCAATCAAAGCAGAAAAGACAGGAGAGATATATCCAAAAGATGATTTAGAAATAGATAGTGTGGAAGAAGCTGATTACTTTTTAGAAAGACAAGCACACAAAGATATTTATAATGATGTTTATCCAGTAAATGTTTTGAACTTAAAAGGAGAGTTCTTTAATACTTATGACTTAGTTCTATTAATAGATGTCGTTGAGCATTGGGATAAACAGAAAGCTATTGATTGGTTAAATTCTATTAATGCTAATATTTTAATCTCAACTCCAAAAAGAGTCAGCTATTACAAGCTAAAGTATTATGGTTCAAGAAAGCACGAGTGCCAATTCACAGCACAAGAATTTAAAGATATGGGAATGGTTGATAATCATTCTAACGATAGGTCATTTATATATTTAAAAAGAAAAAAATAAAACTATGCAATATAAATATAGAATAATAAATTCAAGTTTTAATAAATTGAATGAAAGCTTTATAACTGTAGATGGAGTAAGAGTTGAATATACTTTAATTGATTGTTTAGATGAATATGGTAAAAGAGGTTATGAAATAATTGATATTATGCAAGAAAAAAAATCCTTGATTTATTCAAAAAATTCAATGACTTATACATTAAAAAAATTAAGATATTAAAACTATGGAAAAAACTTATGACGAACAATGGGAGGAAGTAGCTAAGACAGAAGATGCTCATAAAGCTATCGCTACTACCTATTATCAAAATGAAAAGTATTACAATTTGGGTGGTATAACTACCATAAATCAGTTTCTAAAAAAAATCTCTGATGTATATGGAGAAGGTTGCAAGGATTTGACAGTTCTTGAAATAGGTTGTGGCACTGGCAGAGAAACAAGGTATTTAGCAGATTGCTTTAAGAGAGTATTTGCCACAGATACATCAAAATCAATGATTGCGAAAGGAATTGGGAGAGTTCCAGCTAAAAATGTAGCTTGGGTAAATAACGAAAGTGGAAGTCTAAAAGATATACCAAGCAATTCTATTGATGTAGTATATTCATTTATTGTATTCCAACATTGTAAGGCTGATACAGTCAGGTCTTATTTCAAAGAGGCTAATAGAGTATTAAAACATAGAGGTAGGTTTTTATTTCAATTAGGAGTATTTGTAGGAGTATTTGAGAGAGATACAGAGCCAATTAGTTATGGTGATGTAGGTAGAAGAACAGTAAAAACAATTACTAAAGATTTAATAGACGCTGGATTTAATATCGAGAAGTTAGCAGATATACACTTTGGACTTCATTCGTGTATTAAACCCGATCCTTTAAATGTGGTATAATTAAGTTATTTCTTTATCCCAGATCAAATATGTTTGACTTTAGTCTCAGTGCTAACATCATAAAGATATTATCTGGGTAGGGAGGTAAAAAAACAACAATTTTAAATATAATTATTAAAGACAAAAAGATGACTGAAGAAAAGAAAACTTGTAAAATGTGTGGTCGTGAAACAAATGGCGACATATCTTATGAGATTCAATCTGGGGACAAGAAAGGCGAAACAGTATATCTATGTTCTCAGGAGCATTATGATTTACTGGAATACCAAGACCTGCGGATTCTAGGTAAAGTTTCAGGTGGTCAAACTTTAGCTCAGTACAAGGGAATGAAAGAGGCAGTTGCTAATGAAAAGAAATTAGCTGAATTGCAAAATGCTGAGGCTAAAAAAAAACTCTCAACAAAGAAAGTGCCAGATGGGAAAGAAAATGGCTAAAGAATAGAAATAGAAAACAGCTCAACAACTTTAAACGCTGGTATGGAGTAGAAAAGGATGGATATATTTGTTATAGGCTCGGTTTTAAATCCATAAACAGCGTTAAAGGTTGGGCTAAGAAGTTTGGGTTAAAGGAATAATTATATCTTGTTTAGGGTGATATTGTAGTTTTGCATAATTCTACATCCTATTGCCCTAGACGAAATGTAATTATTAAATATATGGGTTTAACAACAATAATAATAACAATAATAATAGTTTTATATATAATAAGAAAGTATTTTATAAGTTAAGTAAAAATTATGAAGGAAGAAAAACAGGAGCTATTAAGAGTTCCAGCGATCATCAGTAAATTTGGTAGTATGGCTGATGGTGGTTACAAATTAGCAATTGATACTCAGGAGATTGGTCCTGAAGATGTCGCTAGTCTAGCATCTTTAAAAAATAAGATTGGTTGGTTTGTATTTAAGATTAACAAAATTGCTATTACAGATATACCAGAGGAGGAAGCACCTGAGTTTAATTCTGATAAAAGTCCGGCTCAATCCATTAGAGGTAAGATGTTTGTTTGGTTTACCCATAAGAATAATCCAAAGGGTGGCAAGAAAGAAGATTTTAATGAGTATTACAGGAAACAAAAGGAAAAGGAATCAGCTATATGGAGTGAGAGAATAGATGAATTAGAATAAAAATATGAATATGACATCACAATTATTAGCAACTATGTTAAATAACAATGCCAACGCCATAGCTAAAGATGTTCCTTTTACAGCACATCATTTAAGGAAATTAGCTAAGGATCTGGCTAAGTATGAGTTAGTTAAGGTTAAAAAGACTAAGTAATATTATGCAGTTAGTTCATATAGACACAATTAAAAAGATAAAAAATAGAGAAGAATTAGAGTCTATTTGGTTTGATATAGTAAAAAACTATAAAGAGCTTGATATAAAAGATGATTTAATGATTGGAGTATATTTAGAGTGGATTTTTTTAAAAACATTATCTCTTGATTGTAATAGAAAAAAAATGAGAGATTCATTAGATAATATTTTACCTGAGATAAAAAAAGGATTTAATATTGTATATTTAGGGAGGTATTCAGATATGCCAAAGAAGAGACTTAAAAAGTTTTTAGATTATTTAGACACTTGTGGATAACTAGGCTATTTTTTGACAGTAGCTTTTAGACACTTTAGTCAATGAAAACGGGGTTAACAGCCCTGTTTTTTGATAGCAAAAGTTGACATTTTGTATCAGTGTTAGATAATTAAGGCAGAGATCGGCATTGGTTTAGCCTAGCTAATTCCATTGAGATTTACGCCCGCCAGCCATTATTGAGAATGGCATTTTGGGCGTTATTGAAAAAATGTTTATTCACACGGGGAATAAAGTAAGACCTCACCTATGTGCCTCATGCCCCGAAAGCAGGATGTAGGGTAAAGTCGACTTGGCAGGATAGCATGGGAATAATTAACTCTAAGCTAGCCTGCCCATGCGAGTAAATATTAAGTAATGATATATAATTTTACGACACTTGAATCTTGCTAAGATTAGCAAATATCATTAAAAGGATTGGCACTAGCTTGCCACAGGTAGCTAGCCCGACCAAACGACGCTTTATACCTAAATTCCTAGAATAACGACAGTAATGAGGTAAGCATTTTCTCCTTACCCACCGACAAGAGTTAGCACCTAATTAGGGCAATGCGGAGTGAAGGGAAGGGGTGGGGAATATCTATGCGTCGTAAAATATAATATAAAACGACACATAAATAAAACTAAAATTAGTTAAATGATAAAGATAATAAAATTTACTCCAGAAGAGGATAAGAAACTAGCAGAACTACATAAAAGTAGAATAAAAGAAATTTTAGAATATATTAAGAGGAAAAACAAGAAAAAGGCTAAGGTTAAATAAAATTAAGCGTCGTAAAATGACAGAACAAGAAACACAACTCAAAGAAACCAAAGAACCTGTTATAGTTGATGAAACAAAGCCACCACATGCAGGAGGCAGACCAACAAAGTATAAACTAAAGTATTGTAAAGATATTGTGGAGTTTTTTGATGTTCCAAAATATAGGATAGCAAAAGACAACAAAGGTAAAGAATATACTATACCTAATGATATTCCTTTTCTCTCTGAATTTGCTAGAAAAGTGAAAGTTACTGAACCTACCCTATTAGAATGGTGTAAGAAAAATAAGGAGTTCTCTACTGCCTATAAGATAAGTAAGCAATTACAAAAGGAGTTTTTAATAGTAAATGGTTTAAATGGTGGTTACAATGCAACTGCGTATATATTCACAGCCAAGAATATTACAGATATGAGAGATGTTCAGGAAGTAAAAGACATAACAACAGATCCAATATCTAATGAAGATTTTAACAAGTATATAGATTTAAAAATCAAAGAAAGAGAAGATGGCAAAAAAACAGCTGACATCGGAGGAAAAGATAAAAGTTCTAAAGGACTCGTTTAAGGTAAATGAAGAAGATTTTATCAGTCTCTGTTTTAGTAGTTATTTAACAAGGAAGCCTGCACCATTCCATAGAGACTTATTACAGGACTATAAGAAACACCAATTCATAGTCAGAGCTTGCCCTCGTGGCACAGCTAAGACTACAATGACTGATTTATTTCATTTATCTTGGCTAATAGTTACAAAACAAGTTAAGTTTGTGCTATTAGTGTCTGATACTTATGGTCAGGCTAGTCTATTTTTAGAGGATTTAAAGGCTGAATTGGAGTTTAACGAGATGATTGTTTGGTTATATGGCAATCTAAAGAGTAAAAAATGGTCAGAAGATGACATTATTACTTCCACAGGGATTAGAATAATGGCTAAGGGAGCTGGTCAGAAGATTCGTGGATTAAAGTATAGAGATGCCAGACCTGATTTAATCATCATGGATGATTTAGAGAATGAGGAATTAGTCGCAAATAAGGACAGGAGAGATAAGCTAGAGAGATGGGTAAATGGTTCAATATTTCCATCGCTATCTAAACCAGATGGCAGAGTGATATTTATAGGAACGATTATCCATTTTGACAGCGTATTATCTAGGGTGCTTGAAAGCGACAAGTATGATAATTTTGATAAGAAAATCTATAAGATTATAGATGAAGATGGGCAATCTATTTGGCCAGAGTACATGACTAATGAAGAGATTGCAGAATTAAAAGCAGATTACAGCAAAAGAGGCAAGATAGATATATTCATGGCTGAGTATATGAATACTCCGATTGACCCTGAAACAGCCGAGTTTAAGCGTACTGATTTCCAATACTACAAAGCAGAGGATATTATTGATAAGAAATTCAGAAAGTATTTAACAGTTGACCCTGCTATTAGTGAGAAGCGAACAAGCGATAACTGCGCTATGGTAGTTGTCGGTATAGATAAAGAGAACAAATGGTATGTGCTTGATAAGATAGTTGGGATATTTGACCCCTATGTCTTAATAGAAAACATCTTTAAACTCCACGAGAAGTGGAATTTAGACAAAATAGGCATAGAAACAACAGTATTCCAAAAGGTCTTGATTTATATGCTACGCAAGGAGATGCGAGAAAGAAATACATTTCTCCCTATTGAAGAGCTAAAGGCTGATAAGGACAAGGAAACAAGGATTAGAAGTCTTATCTCAGTTTATAGGTCTAAAACCTTATTTCACAGAGCTGATGGAGCTGAAGCTGATATGGAAGAAGAGCTATTAACATTCCCAGTTGGTAAGCGAGATGACATTATTGATGCTTTGGCTTATATGACTCAGTTAGCTCGAGTTAATCCAGTTGTTAAGAAAGCAGTTGATATGACCCCTGAAGAGAAAGCTAGTGCCTTCTTCAAAATGGTTCAGGCAAGACGAAAACAAACAGGACAGCAAACTAGAGGATATGGCAAACCCCTTGATAACAAGATAACAAGCGACAAGATAAAAAATGTGTACGATAACTTTTAAAATATGGCTAAATCAAAACTAATAATAGATGAGGATAAATTCTTAGACTACGACCCAACTCCAGACGATAGCGACTTCTTGAAGTTTATGAACGATAGGAAAGCACAGATGAGTAATCAGCGTCAGAAGTTTGAGAACAAGTGGAAGCGTTGGGCTAATGTCTATGATGGCTTAATGGGTCAAATAGACCAAGCTGATATAACTGGTTCTATTTATAACATTCTAGTCTCAGGTGGCACGCTAGCAACTGATGAGGACACTCAGCCTATTTATGTGAGGTTAGTTACAGCTCAGGTACTTTTAATGCTTTCAGAGATGTCAGAGAAACCACCAGCAGTTGTCTTAACCGCTTTACAGAAGAAGGATAAGGCTAAAGCAGTTATTGGTGAGATAATCTATAAATATGTAGAAAGACAAAACGAAGAAGGCTTTAAGATGATTATCAGGACTCTGGGTTCAATCATATTCGGACTCCAATGGACTTATGACTTTTACAAATGTGATAAGCGTAAGGTTAAAATCCCGGTTAATTATGATAAAAAGACAAAGAAGTATCAATATGTTGAATTAGAGAAAACAGATAAAGAAGGGGTATCTTGGAAAGATATACCTATTGAAGATGTCTGGGCAGATGAAGGTGCTACTGATATTGCTGAAGCTGAAGATGCTTTTATTCGGTTTAAGTATAGTTACAACAAGTTTATAGCTGAGTTTGATAAGGATTCTGGCTTTAGAAATACCGAGTTTGTCAAACCAAATAGAATGATTGATGTCAATGCTGATGATGTTAATTGCAATTTCATATACAGGAACGAGGAAGAAGATATTGTTGATGTTTTCTTATATTACAATCAGTTAAAAGATGTCTTTGCTGTTGTGGCTAATGGAGTTCTCTTGACCGAGATAGACCGACCAAACCCATTCAGGCATAAGATAATTCCTTTATCTCATATGAGGCATATTCCTAGGTCTAAACCTTGTCTTTACTGGCAAGGAGTTCCTGAAATTATGGATGGTTTAGCTAAGGAATATAATATCCTTGAGAACCTTAACATAGAAAACCTACATAATTCTATTGACCAAATGACTATTTGGGATGATGAGGCTTTGATTGATGAAGAGGATTATAGAAATAGACCAGGTGGAATGGCTAAGGTTAATTTGCCACCAAATAAAAGGATTAGTGATGTCTATGCTCCATTGATTAAACCACCACCACCACCACAGATTGCTGAAGAGCAGAGTAAACTAAAAGGCGAAGTTGCTAATATTACTGGTATTGATAATAAGCTCGTGAGTTCTATTGGTGAGCCTAAACAAACTGCTACTGAAACTACTGCTCAAATTGAGAGTTTACTAAAGAGGGTTAGATTGATCTTGAAACTATCTGAACCATCATTAAAGCGTAGGGCTGGAATGGTTTTATCTAATATCCAACAGTTTATGACAGTTCCACGAGTTGAACAGATAGTTGATGAGGACAAGGTTATTGAATACAAAGAAGAGAATAGAACCATTAAGCTAGAAGGCGTAGAGATTAAGCGTATTTCAGCAGAAGACAGGACTAAAAATGCCATTGAGAAGAAAAAGCTCGCTGGCGATACTCCTGGTATGACACCTGAAGAGCTTGAAGGCGATATATCTACTGGCGATGCTTATGAGGTTAAAGAGATAGACGGCTATTCATTCTTTGAGTTTAAACCAGAAGATATTACAGGTAAGTATGATATTGAGATACAGTTTGAACCTAGCTTTGCTTTGAATAAACAAATGAAGATAAATAAGTTTATGCAAGTTGTTGATTTCTTATTAGCAAATCCTTTAACAGCTCCATTACTAGACCCACAGGTTATTGCTGATAATGCTATTGAGTTGCTTGAAGCACCTAAAGGATTGATACGAACCCCAGCAAACCAAGTGCCAGAGGGAGAACAACCTGCACCAGATGGTGGATTACCACCAGGAGGAGGTCAAGGAGCGCCACCACAAGCTACACCAGCTATACTACCAGAACAACCAGTTAAATAATTAACATAAATTTATGAAAACTTATTTAGGAGAAAAAGGTTTAAACAAAACTTGGCAAAAGAATTTCAAAAAAGATATAAAGTGCAAGAAATGTGGTGGTAATGCAAGGATTATGTTTGTAGCTTATGAGGATAGTGAGGAGTATAAAAATAAAGAGAAATATGTTTGCAATTTACATAAAAATAAAGGTAAAGGTGGATATTGGCCACATGATGCTATAGCTTGTGCCGTATATTTATGTGAAGATTGCTTTGAAGCTAATGCGGAAATAAATCAAGCTTAAATAATTAAATAATATATATGTTTAAAAAAATCATAGAGAAACTATACTGGAAAACTATATTTAATGATAAATTCTGGGGAGAGGAAATACCTGCTAAGTCAGCTAAGGAAACTAGAGACTTTTATACCATTAATAAAATGATGGAGTATGATAGCTTAATAGCTTATTTCGATAGAACCAAGAGACGCTTAATGGTCAAGTCAGCTAAGACTTCAGTAAACTTTGAAAAGAGAGCTAGATTAGACGCAGCTAAATATATGGGAGCTATTTGGATGCTAGACACAATCAACGAGAAGTTTAAAAGAAGTTTTGTCAATCACGAAGCCCAAAGAGCAATAGACCAAAAAAAGATTAAATCATTAAATAAGAAATAATATGAAAGAAAAGATTATAGGTAGTGATGAAAGCAGGCTTGAAGAGAAAATGAAGTTTGCCGAGAAAGTATCTAATAAGGTTATTGAAACAATGATTGATGAAAAGTGTCAAATTGAAGATGTAGGCTTAGTGCTAGATGTAGTAATGAAAAAGATTAATGCTAAGAAGGGTAGTAAGTTTAGTCAACTCTATCTTAACCATTTAATGGATGACAAGATGACTGTTAGTTTTAACGAATAGATTTTTGATATATTGATGGTGAGTAAAAACAATCATCTTAATTGATGGTTGGCATCTCTTCCCTCATCATCAATAATC